GATTCTATGAGAATAAATTTTCTCAAATAATCTTTCTGCTGTAGTAGTTAATGTAGCCGCTCCTAATGCATGTAACCTAAGTTCTTTAAGAGACTTAATTAAATTATAGGTTGATTGTTGAGAAGGTGCTTTAGGAAAAGCAATTCTTTTTCCATTAGGCTCTCCATAAATTAGTAAGATTCGAGAGAAGAAACCTTGTCCAAGAATTTCTGTTGGAAAGGCTAGACTAAAACCTGTAGGAGTATTACCGCCAAGAATACTAATAGTAGGATTAGTGACTGCGATGCTCTTCCCGTTTTTGATTCTGTTCTTATAAACTCCAGAATAATCCCAAAGAGTACCAAGCAAACTAATGAATTCAATATTTCCGTTTCCGAAAAAGTCGTTGAATTCATCGGCCATAATAAATATTTCTGCGTCTGCTCCTGGACTTCCATCTGAGTCTCCAAATAAGTTTTGATCCAGTAATTCATCAGGTGAAAGTTTCTTATTTTCTTCGCCAGTCTCTCCGGCAAGATCCATTAAGAACTTTTCCTTAGTAGTCTTATCCGCAGCAATTGTATTATAACCAGCCTCAATCAGAATCTTCTTCATTAATTTAATTGCAGAAGATTTCCGTGTGCCCGGTGATCCTATCAACATACAATAGGTATTAGGGTAGAGAGTAAAATGTCCGTGATTAAAGTAATACTGCCTACCTAACATTGCACCAATGCCAGAGATTACAGCCCACCTATGAAATGTTGCTGGAACCTCGGAAGATTCTGAGGCATAGGATATGTACTCGGAAATAAAATCTCCAGTTCCGGCTTGCATAGGTGTATTACACTTTCCTAGTTAGTTTAGGTAAAATGTCGTGGGCTAACTGATCTGTAAACATAATCCATTTCTGGGTTACTTCTTTCTCAGGCTCAGCAAATCGTAGTGCATACTCTAATAACTCATAGAGTTCCCTTACATCAGAAGGCGTCTCTAAAGTTATATTAAGTACAATTGCTTTAACACTCATCATTCTGTTTCACTCCAGTATTTGGCACGTTTTAAGATGCCAGTTAGTTTATCTTTTATCCCTAACTTTAGGGCTGCTGGAACTGTAAAGGTTCTATAAGTTCCAGATACATCGCGGACCGTGACAGGAATTTCCATACATTCTCTAACTCGGTCTGCATGAGATTCAAATCCTTCTTTATACGAAAAGAGTATGGAGTCGTGAATTTGTGCATGTAATCTGAATGTAGTGGGATTTGGAAGTGCAATTTCATAGAATACTTTTAGAAAAGCTTCATTAAGAGTACGAGAGTTAAGGGACTGAGGACAGTGAGCCACATAACTATTAAGATCAAGTTTATTTTTTGAAGGGTTCCCGAAACAGTAGCGTGTCCAATCACCACTCTCAATATATAATCTAGTGTCCAAGTGTTCACAATTATATACAGTATGGTGATAAGCACGACTAACCAATTTTCTATCTCGTTCAATACATTCAACAACGTATGCATAATAAGTTCCTGGATAGTAAGGTTTATTCATTCCGCCACGTAGTTTAGGATAAGTCTTATGGAATCTACTTAGAAGTTCTAAAGCAATCTTACGTGGATCAGTTTCATTTAAAGTTAAAAGTTTTCCAGCCTCATAAATCTTATCTAAACCCATAGTGTCAATTAAGACTTCAGGGCCCATGTTATAGTTAGCTCCATGATTGACTTTTTTTGCCAGATCTCTAAGTGGCTTATCTTTAGTCTTTCCAACTTCATCATCGTAAATGTCACTGTAAGATCTTCCAAAAAAAGCTGACGCATTGACTGAATGAAAATCTCTTGTTCCTGACACGGCGGCAATGAGTGCTGTATCTCCACTGATATTTGCTGTATCTCTGGATTCAGCTTGCTCAAGATCACATTCAGCAATGTACCAGCCATCTTCTGAGCAGATTGTTTGTTTAACTTCCTTACCCCTAGGAACATTTTGTATTTGGAGACCGCACCAGAAATGGTGTTCTCTACTTGCAAGTCTTCCACTATCTGTTCCATCTGGATTAAGTGCATACAAAATTCTAGACAAGAATTCTTTTGCTCCGTTATCTTTACCTTTCTCAGCATCACTATCCAGTCTAAGATAAGTACTACTTAGTTTACGTAAACCTCTAATGCCAAGTATTCCAGATTCCCCTAGGAGTTTAGCATTTAAAGGATGACGAAGCATTGCTTTCTTGATATCTTTTTCATTTGAAGATTCAATATCTCCACAACCTAGAAGCTTGAGTAGATTCTTTACTTGAACTGGTGAGCCTGGGTTGAATCCAGAAGATGAAAGTACTTTGCGAATGAAAGAAAGTTTCTCTGCTTCTTCTTTATCAACTTCCTGACGAGCTTTAATAAGAGCAGTTTGATCTCTTTTAAGACCAGTCATTTCAGCTAACAAACAAGGATAAACTAAAGGAAACTCTAGTGAATAATTTCGCTTGGCCCAATCTGGGGAATTAAGCATCCATGTAATCCACACATTTGCTGTTGCCCAGGTATCCATTGCATTGTATTTATAGTATTCAAAAAGATCTTGTGTTTCTGCAAGATCCTTCCAGTATACCACCTTTCGTAGAAAGAAGGCATTAAGGAAAGCAAGATCTTTTGGTAACTCGGAATACCAACTGTGCATCCCAATTGCAGTATCCCAGATCCAGTTTCTAACTGGTGCATTATAACGTAACAAGTAGGAGCAGTCATACTTTCCATTCTGAAATATTTTTTGAGCTGGAAGATTATTAAACTTTCTCATCCACGCCAAAGACCACGATGAATCCATCGGCAAAACAATACTGTGTGATGTAATATTACCAGCATTAGATATAAAGACAGCAGTATAACCGATGCAACGAATTGCAAGATTAACTTTAAAAGTTTCAATATCAACTGCGATAGCATACGCAGAATAGAATTCATCATAAATAGATTCTATATTAGAGTGGTCTAAGATTGTCCACTTAAAAGGAGTAGCTTCTCTCCAAGAAGATTTATCAATTAGTTTAGAAATATAACGAGAAGCTAAGAATTTACCGTAAGTAACTGTAAAGAGCTGAGAGAGTGGAGAGATAAATACAATCTCTAAACCTTCCCATTCAAAGAATGATCCCTCATAGTTTGATAGAGATGGCTTAACTTTATAACTACCTTGTAGTTCAAGAAGCTTTGCAAGAATCTTAGTGTTGGTAGATACTATATACTTAATGCCACGTTTATTGCAGTAGATTTTGAGATGAGATAAAAGTTCAATAGGCTCAGTACAAACATAAGTTGTATAACCTGAGAACATTCCTTTTAAATGAGATGTATAGGTAGCATCCTCATATGTACCTAAAAATAGACAATTAGATTGTCCAGATAACTTAGCTGCCTGACTAGGAGTTGCAGGAGTTTGAGCCTTGAGCGCTCTAAGTTGTGCAAGTTTAGATTCTAGTGTTGACATAGTTTGTGGTCCCGCCGACAGGAATCGAACCCATATTCAAGAGGTAGAAGCTCTTTGTATTATCCATTATACTACGGCGAGTAAAGGATTTAATTATTACACCCTCCGAAACCTTGTGAGTTAGGGAAGGTGTAAGGTATTAAATCACTTGTAGTTCAACAATATCCAGATACTTCTGATCAGCATTCTTCTTAGAAGTAATCAGCTTAGTAACTGCTAAACATTCTACTTGTTTCATATCAGAAATGAGCTCTGAATTCTTCTTGGCACCAAAGTGACCAGCAATGTTTACTAGTAGCTTCTTTAGATTACCTTGAGCGTATTCATTACTTAGATCATAACGAACATTAGCTTCTGCACCTGGCTCACAAGGAGTATCTTCTGCATCATGTAGTTCAACAGTTTCAAGTAACTTTAGTTTTGCGTAAAGAATCTTTTTATCTTTCTTGTCATACTCGAATGTAAAATTAACACGATGAGTACCAGCTGGAAAGGGACGAAATTCAGGTAGATCTGCTAGATCATCTAAAGTACCATCTAGTAGTGCGTCTAGGTCAAAGTTGTTATCTGTAGTCATAATAGGCTTTCAATAAGTTAAGAAGTTTAAGTTGAGGAATGTACTAGTTTACTCAGGAAGTACACCTGAATTATGAAGATACGGCTCAAAAATGCTACGTAACTTCAAAAATAGAATGTCTAAAGTATCATCATTAATTACATGATACGTAGAGTTTGGTGCTGTGAATTGTATTCCAGCTTCTGATTTGTGAGCAGGGAGGCCGACTGTACCAGATAATTCTGGGCGTGTCAAGTGAATAATGATCCCTCCATTATCAATAATCCAATCATGCTCATTTTGAAAACGAACATCAGGAATAATAATTGTATCCTCAGCTGTGTAAGATACACCATCTCCTTCAATAGTACCTTGTAGTTTATATGCCATACGACGTACCCAAAAATTATCATAGTCTTTGGATAAAAGTTTCCACATATTTTCACGTACAAGTTCAGTACCTACAAACTGAGCAGCCATACGTGCAGAGACTTCCCATCCAGGAATAATCTGCTCCTTCATAGTTTGATCGTAAAAGAATTCTTCTGGAATACCAAAGAGCTCTTTGCAAGCTGCTTTTAAAGGATCTGCAAAAGCTTCAATCCAATGGTCAGCATAACGATCATGTAAGTATCCTGCACAAGTATCTTTTCCTGAATGTGCACGACCGTGGATTCCAATTAGTTTACATGGAACTTTAAGATCTTGATAAAGATTATTCATAACCGCTGAATTCCATTTAACTAAGTCATTCATATTAAGCTTTCGTTGAGTTAAGTTTAAGTTTTTGCAGAGCTGTTAATGCAGTAGTTGCAGGAGTGTTTGAAGTTACAGGATTAACTGGCTTTACTTCTCCTCTAAATATTGGAATAAGGCTGGCTTCAGAAATGTTTTCCAGTACTGCTCCAGTTCGTGATCCAGTAAGGATGTTGTTGTTATAAGTAGTGGAGGATGCAGCGATATGTCGTTTATTTTTAACCTCGCAATATACGACTTCATCGAAGTATTTAGCAGTATTACGGGAAAAGTTACGTGTACCGGCTGTTGGGACAAGCTTTGTTTTTCCATCTTCCATCTCCGCTTCAGTTTCGTGAGAGATACAAACAATATTAAAGGGAGCTTGTTGAACATGGGAAAGAAAGGTATCCATTAACTTACCTAGATTTCCCCAATCATCATGCTGAAGTTTATAGTCATCTGGTTGATTCTTTGTAATATGAGCAATGGCAGAGTTGGTGAGTTGAGTAAGAGAATCAAACACAACTACAGTATCTAATCCGCACTTGTTTAGCTCTAAAGAAACAAAGGGAGATGAATCTTTTGCACAAGTTGCACAGTTCCATTTACCGTGAGTCTCACAAATCTTTCCTACTTGACCTTTGATTGCTTTAAGACAAGATTCAATTGCAATTGGAAAAGATCTGGTATCAGGGAGAGTAATAACTTCAATCTTTTCTTGCTGTTCAACCGGCAATTTGAGTAAAGTATCTACACCATTTTCAAGATCAAACCAGATAAGATTAAATTCTTTAGATAGCTCACCAGCAAGCTGAGTCTTACCAGATTTAGGTGGTCCAAATAAAAGAACACGATGTGATTTACTAGCTGTTTTCTGTGAGAGTTTCATTTCAAATCATCCTCAGTTAAGAGTTTTAAAGTACGTAATTCATATCTAATAATCATTTCAACATGGTGTAACTCATGTACAATACCACGTAATCTATCATGGATAAGACCCGGTAAGTCCTCTCTTGGATATAAAGTTCCTTGAGCAGCTGTAACCATTTTAAGTTTCCATGCAAGTCGTCGCTGCTTTTCTTGTTTACGAGATGTCATTGTCTACCTCTACTTTTCTTAGTTGAGAATCAAGTAAATCTTCTAAGCTTAAAACAATCTGATAATTAGTTACATCTTCTTCTTCAGGAGTACAAGGCTTAGTTAAAAATTCAGTTGATAGTGTGCATACTTGGAAGTACTCACATTCACGACCAAAGTTTAAACAAGATTCACCCCTCATAGGATATACTTCAGCAGATTCATAGAGTTTAATAACATCTATATCAAGTAGAAGTTCTCGAATCCAAAGCGCCCGTTGCAAGAATGTTTTTACAAATGGGATAGGGGTATATTCTTTTTGCTTAGTTTGATATACTAAGTATAAGACTTTATAAGATGATAAGTCTGGAAAGAGGTGATCGAGAACAACAGAATAGCCAATAGCCTGGCTAGAATTTTTATACGTAGCCGGATTGAGGGTAGTAAGACCTGTGGTTTTACATTCCAATACAAGGATTTCTCCAGACTCTTTGTGGCGAAGTACAGCATCCACAAAACCACGTAAACGAAAGCCATCAGGGAATACAATTGCAAAAGATAATTCACAGGCAGGTTTTCCTTCATAATAAACAAGTTCGTAATCTTGCAAGAATCCTGACTCACGTAAAGCTAGAAATTTCTGCAAGGCAAAGATAGCAAACCAAAAAGATTTATGTGCTTTCTCATCAATGTTTGCAAGATCTGTATGCCAACCTAAATACATTGTCCAGATTATATCTTGTTCAGATTTACCTGCAAGCGCAAGTTGGATAGCCTCCCCGACAATATGTCCGTAAGCAAAGGTAACTGTGGATTTAATACTTTCTTCTGCTCTGTGAGTTGATCGTAATCTATTAAGTTGGAATTTTCTTGGGCACGAATGCAATGTAAGTAATGACGAGTAGCTAAGTTGGCGAACCCTGTAGTCAATTGATCCTTCATATCCTGGCTCTCGGAAAACTTTCTTGCTAGATAATTCTGTACTTCCAGAGTGTAACTCATCGCCATCCAATTCAAAAATTCCTGAATCAGAAACAGTTGAGTCGAGAAAGTCTTGTGCGGTAGACATAAAAATAATTCCTTTGCTAACTGAGAAGATATCTCTCGGTCAGAATTGATATGTTTCTGAGTAGTTTCACAAAAAGAAATTGGCCCACATTGGAGCCAACTTAGAAAGAGTTTACCTTCATATAAAGAAGGTGAATATCCTGCACTCAAGCAAGCTATTCCAACTCTGAAACTTACTTGAAATTTATAATAGTTGTCCAGTTCGCACATAGAATTGCAATGTGTAGATCCAAATACTTTGGTATGCAAGGACAATTTAATGGGAGTGTATAAGGTGGATAGTATTGCATAGATTAAAAAGCATCTGCTCCAAGTGATTTAATCTTAGCAACTGCAGATTTCTGACCTGAGCCTTTGGTTACTGAAGCTGCAAATTCTACACCAGTCTGAACTTTTAAACCATTTACAATCACTGCAATTTCTTCTTCAGATAGTAGAGTTACATTCTCCGGCTGTGCTCTAAGAGTTGTATGAATTTCTCTTAGAAGTCCTGGCATTTTAGGATGCTTAGATAAAAGTAAAGTAGATAGTTCAGCTACTTTTTCTTTTAATTCAAACCCCTCAGTTACTGTTGACATAACCTTTTTCCTTTGCTACAGATAAACAATCATCATGCTTAGATTGAGCAGAAAGTGATCCAACTAAACCATAACCAGTTGTTTTACAATAGAACTTCTTACCATCTGAATTAGTTAGTACTGTATCATAACTAGCACAAGCAGTTAGAGTTACCGAGATTACTAAAGTTAGTAGAGAGCGGGCGGTGATCATATTAAATTAAACCTTTCTTCTTAACAATCCAAGCTGATACTACTAAACCCTCAGAACGTTCAGAACTAGGATCTCTAAAAGTTGAAAAGATCTGAGAGTATGGAAACCATTCAGTAACTGATGGAGATAAAGGCTCTTTATTTACTTCATAAATTGCAAACTGAACTGCTTTCTCAGTCTCTCTTAGTTTAGTACCAGTAATGGTGATTGTTTCTTCAGAAGTTAAAGGCATTTAAAAGTCTCTTTCTGTGATGGATTTTTTAACTCGGAAATCTAATGTGTGAGGTTTAATATCTAAGAAGAAAGTTAGAATAGAATTCTGTCTAGCATGAGATAAGATAGCAATTTTACCTTCAATTTCTAGTTTAAATCCTACATCCAACCATTTTTCTTTTTTGACTGCTTTAATTATGCGAGCGTGCAAAGGCCTTGGAGCAGTCACAGAAACTCTGCGCTCTAATTTTAATCTTTTCCAGATAGGATGATATTGTCTTAATTCAGGCTGAGCTTCCATACTGATACACTATAGATTTCTGCATAGACTTAGTAAACTACCCGATCGATGAGATTTATACACTTCATCAATTTACTAATTACCAGCTATAATGTATCAGTATAGAAACAAGTAGACAGTTTTACATCATGTCCAGGATGACCTGTAGAGTTACAGTGACAGGCTTGTATCTGTTATCAGGATATCCGCTATCCACTCAGCGCAATTCTGCTTTCTAGAAATCTTTAGTCAAGTGGTGTACTATATTTTCTAGACTAACTGACAACATTTCTAATTACAGATTTGCAATCAGCATTTCGGTATCATTAGCATTCAGGTAAGAATCTACCTTAGCAAGTAGTAGTTCTAGAACTTCTGCAAACTGTTCTGCATTCTTGGAATGTTCCATGTACAGACCGAGTTGTTCTTTTAGCTTAGCAAGAACTTCCTTGTTGGTCTTAACAATAGTAAACTTCTTAAGAAAAACAACAGTAGCATTAGTAACTGCTTCAACAGACTTACCAGTAACTGAAGGCATGATTTCGATATAATCTTTGGCAAAAGCTTCCCAAATTTCTTCTGCAATAGAACGACGTTCTGCACGAGGAGCATTTGCAATTGCTTCCCAAAGAATCTTTTCTACAGGGAAAGAAGTCTGAGAAATCTTTTCGTCATCTGCAACATAACTAGCAGCAGCGCTACGAATTGTATCAGAAACTACATCTAGTAGTAGTTCTAAACCTTTTCCGCCACGTTCTAGAATTGAAACAATTCCTTCAACACTAGGAACAGGTAGTTTTAGTTCTACTGTGGGACGCTGATTGCCTAACTTGTCTTTCTTAAAGCGGAATTTGAATTCCTTTAGATCAACAGTGTTGTCCACATTTACATTGATTGAGTCAGTCATTTTAATTTACCTTTAGGTTTGGTTTGAGGTTGGAATCTTTTACTCGGAGATTCCCTAACCGATGTGTGCTACTATACACTAGGGCGAAATGAATGTCAACCCCCCTCATATAGAGAAAGATTGACCCCTTCAAGAAAGTTTCATTAACCTTCTAAGTTATAGCCATCTTCTAACTTACCTTTAAAGAATTCAGCTTTCTCTTCTAGAGTAACTCCCTTAACTCTTGCATTAGTAATTCCTTTTACAAAAGTTTCCGGCTCACAGATGATATATAATTCCTCCCGCGCTCGAGTAACTGCTGTATAAAGTAGTTCTCTTTGAATCATAGTTGCATGAGACTGATGACAGACAAAGAATACTTTCCTCCATTCAGATCCTTGAGATTTATGAACAGTTAAAGCATATCCAAGTATTAGAGAATTTACATCAGAAGCTTTTTCAATTTTAATCTCTTGATCAGAATCTAACATTCTCACAGTTATAATATGCGAAGCTGCCCTGACTCTAGAATCATCTGAAGTATTTGCAATCTGAGTAAGCATGAAATCAATATCTACATCTTCAGAAGAATCCTCTTCTAGAACTGGATTAAAACCCCAATAATCTAGAGTTTTAGAATGTAAAACTGGACGTGCACCAGTATAAGCTGGGTTAGATTCAATTTTTAGAATAACTGCATCTTCCTTATCATAGAGAATTTTATCGCCTGGAGATAAATGAATCTTATTAAATCCTGCAATAACTTGATAAGTTTCTGCTCCACGTTTACGAGCTAGATGATTAGCAAGAATCTTATTTAGTTCATCTGTACCAAAGGATTTATTGAATGGAATAAGAATTACATCTTCTTCAGGATCATAGATTTTATTATCTATTGCATTAGTAAAGAATTGTCCTGCTGTGTTTAAAGCATCTAGAGGAGAGATCTTTTTCTTCCATGGATGAATAGTTAATTGGTTAGGTTTTTTCCATTCTGGGAATTCAGATTTATCCAATGGATTTCCAGAAAGAATTCTATGCGCCAAAGAAATAATCGGAGACTCCAATGCTTGCCTATATACTTCCGTGAGTTCCACAGCGGGTAATGATAAAAGTTTAAAGCCGAGAATGGCAGGCCCAAATACCGGCGGTAACTGCTGGATATCACCGAGAAAGATAAGTTGTGGATTGTGGGGACATGCATTTATAACTTCCTTATAAAGATCGGTTCCAATCATTGAAGCTTCTTCAAAGATAATACATTTAATTGTTGGAGGTAAAGGATTACCAATATTACGAGCAGCTTCAAAACTCATTTTTGTTTTAGTATCTCCAGTTTCAGGATCAATTACTTCTGAATAGACTGGTTGATACTCTAAGAGTTTATGAATTGTAATTGCATTATCTTGTAAATCTAAAGGAAGATTTCTTTTTATATTTGCCACAGCTCTACGAGTATAGGCACAGATAATAATTCCAGGAGTTCCAACTTTTAAATGTTTATGTCCTTGAGGATCTAAAACTCCTGCATGTCCAGAAAGAATTAATTCTTGTGTAACTGCTCTTTGAGTAGTTGTTTTACCTGTACCAGCTGCACCAATTAATACAGCCGATTTTCCCTGGCGCCCTGCAATTTCTACGAATTCTTTTTGTTTAGCATTTAGAGTAATTGAATTACCATATTTATCTACTATCTGAGAAGAATCTTCTTTGATTATAGGAGAAGATACAGGGATAGGAGGAGATTTCTGTTCTCTGTATTTTGCAAGTAATTTTGTTAGTTTAGATTTAGATATTGTATTCATTTTAGACTCCATTTGCAGAACGAATAATTACATAACCTCCAGGATTATACTTAAGTTTCCTGAAAGAAAGACGAATAACTTTATCTGGATTCATTCCTAGATATTCTTCATTTATACCATCTTTAAAGATTGGTGTGAATGAAATCTTTTCTTTGATGATGCGCCCTGAATTCTTTAGGAGTTGAGTATAGAGATACTTAGCTTCCCAATAAAGAATATAGTATTTATCACAAACAGAAATATGGATTGGTGCCAGATGAAAATCTTGTAGAATAGCTGTCTGAGTAGAATGAGTCATTTTATTCACCAATTTCTGAGTTTGCATATTTAAGGCTCATTTGATATCTGAGTTTAGCTTTAAGATAAGCAAGTTTATTTGGATATTCTTCTTGCTTTGGTTCATGTTCTGGAGCAGATTGAATTAAAGCTTTTAAGTTAGCAGATTCTACATTATCTGTTGAAGATAGAATCTCATAAGAAGATTTACCAATATCTAAATCTCCAAGTCCTAGGAAATTCTTCTGACGATTCAAGGCATGACGAAGAACTTTAAATAAAGCATTTGAGAAGATTGATCCAACTGGAATATTATCTTCACAATGATCTAATAATTCTTCTAGATCAGTTCTACGCACAGCAAAGATTGACTCTTCGTTAGCACATTTTTGGATTAGAATCTTCCAGTATTCTGCACAAGTAATTTGATTCCTAAGAGCAGAGAATGGATTAACTATTGTAAAGGTTGGGAAACTTCCTGCTTGAATTGCCCAGTCTGCTAAATTAGTTGCATAGGAAGAAACTGGTTTATGAGGATTTTTAATTAATCTTTCTAGTGCAACTTCCCTGCGAGCTAATTCTTGATGATTAGCAGTTCTACTATATCCATCTACAAAATCTTGATAAGCATCATTCCAATTTTGAATCCAGTATTTTACATTAGTAAGATTTTTAGTATCTGGAGTAATTACATAACGAGGAAATACAACAGAAGGATTCTGAACAGTATTTAATTTAGAAACTGTCTTGGCCAAAGCTTCCATATTATTTGCAACAATTGAAGGAGTTTCTTCAACTTGAATTGCAGGGACTCTAAAATCAACTAGATCAGTAGAATTTAGAAGAGATAAAAATAATAGATAAGAATCAGTAGGAGTTAACTCTCCCTTTCCCCATTTTCCAAGATAAGAAAGTAATTTCTTTTGAGGAATTGAAAAGACAGGATGATAGGTTTCTCTTTGAGTTAGAAATCCTGGAAAATGCTCACAATTAAATGTGATACTTGAAAGCCCACATAATATTTTCATTTTAGACTCCATCCTTTAAAGGATAATTGATTGAGAAGAATTGGAAAGATTAGAGAAGATTAGATTACAATTACTTTTTTCACCCCCCAAGATTCTATTGCTTTCTGACAGACTGGGCAAGGAAAAGGTTTACTCATTCCATTTAAAGAGAAGATTTTAAGAGAATGAATCTTTTTATCTCCTGCTCTAATTAAGGCTAGAATTTCTGCATGTAGATATTTTCTTTCTGGTTGCCCTGCTAAAGATGCAAAATGTGATTGAATTGGATGGGTTTTAGTATAAGAATTTTGTGCAGTTGAGATGATTTTCCCCCGGTGATCATAACAAGTTGCTTGAATTGAATATCTTTTTTTAGTCATTGAATTGGGTTCATTGAATCGGATATACTTTAGAATCTAGAAAAACATAAAATACTCTATGTAAAGCATTTAATGGTCGAATGGTTCTAGAAGATACTTTAATGTATTCTGTTTCATTCAATTTTAATTTAGCTCCTATGCGAAGAGAATTAAATTTAACTGCTTGAGAATGATAATTACATTTCATTTTAAAAGCTCCCTTGCATCAAGATAAAATCCTGCAAAGAATGCAGAGATGATAAATATAAATAGCCAGAAATCTGGCCAGATTGAATATACTTCAGAAAGAAATTCCCATAGACTTTTCATATTCTGCCTCCTCAGTTGGTGACATTTCATTATTTAGATATCTTTCAGATTGATATCTTTCGAATTTTGTAAGAGACTCTTTAGAAGATTCTCTAGAAGAAGAATTTAATTCTAATTTATCTTCTATACTTTTCTTTCCTTTCACAGTTAATTGAGATGATATAAAACCATTATCAATTTGATTGATATAAGATTCTAGATATCGCGTGAGATGGGATATTTGAGAATCTTTAAATGATAGTGAGTGCAGATGTTTTAATTCTGCTAGAGTAAAATAAGGACGAAACTTTTTCATAATTGTTTAGATTTTAGAAAATCCTAAGTTGCAGACTGTTGGACTGTTGGACTGTAAGCCTATAGGGTACACACTGCATGGGCGCATGTCAATGCCCTGCATATAAGATAAGATTCTAGTCTTTAGATACTATCTCTTAATACTCTAAGATAGATAGTATTAAGTAAGTAGTATATCTTAGGGTGTGTTTTATACCCCCACTTAAAATTTAAAATTAAATATATATACCCCTATATATTAGTATATTAGAGCTTATATTAGTATATTAGAGTGTGTATGCTGTATGAGGCGTGTCTGCATCACTGCATGAGAGTGTACAGTCTGACAGTCTGACAGTCTGACAGTTATCTATTTTTAAAATCCAATAAAAAACCCACTATATTAGTGGGCTTGAATTAGATTCTATTTAAATTATATTTATACTCTATCGCGATATATAGCGAGATAGTGTAAGTTATCCTATAGTGTGAGTGTGAGAATCAATCAATCAATTCTAGCAAATCTTCCATCTTAGGCTTATTCTCCATTGTGTGCAGTTTATTGCGAAGTTTAGATACTGTATCATCTTCGGATGTTGCGATATCTAACACCTTCCTTAGTGATTTAATTTGATTGGGTTGAAGCATTGTTTTATTCCCTGCAAGGGAAGATATTAGTCCTCGATATCCATTAAGATGCTTTTCAATCACATTCAATTGTGTGTCATTCATATCATCGAAACCTAGTTTATCTGCAATGACCACTGACAGATTATCCTTAATGGCAACATCAAACCAAGCTTCGAGAAACTCTTTACTCAATCGTCCACCATTATTTTCTGCCTCAATATAAGCTAGACAATTTTGAATGCTCAAATCATCATCACTCACTGAACTAATGGTGCCATTGGATGATTCATAAAGACTTCGCACAATACCATCTTGAGCATTATGCAGGGATTGCACAATCAATCGTTCAAAAGCTTCCGAATAGATATCCATATCTGACTGTGAAAGGGAAACAAACGGAACAGAGACGCATATACTTTTGAATCCCCGAGCTTTATTCTCTGGTGTGCCCTTGTATCCTACCTTAGACAATCGTTGCCCAGTTAGGGGCTTGGATTCACCAGATATAAACAAGTTAACATTGTGACGGTTAGATACGTTTGACATAATAGACTCTTTCAAAATTGAAGTGGTGCAAAATCGCACCCAATAATCCACTCTTTAGAATAGATTATTAGAATGATTTTATTCACCAGATTCTAATTTCAAATCTAGTACTATTCCACTGTATAAAATGTCCTTGATAAGATGTGCAGCGTTTAATGAGATGTAAAAAACGCTGTGCTTTATCTTCAGATTGAAAATAAAAGTATTTCATTGAATAAACTCCTAAGATTGATTGAATTGATTTTACTCTGGTTTCTTCACTGTCAATTTGAAACACTTCACATCACATATTATCATGGCAGTCATTGTGAATAATCCAGTAGAAACCAGTTCAGAAAAGGCTCTAAATTCTCTCGGGTAGTTTTCTGTGGTAATTGCATAACCCGCAATTGCGACTTCATTCAAAATGGACTTGATTGTCTTATTCATTTTTAGGCCTTCAGTGTGTGAGTGTGAGTGTGATGCACTATTGCACCAGTACATTTATACATGCAATCCTCGTGCCAACCTGCAAAATTCCACATCGTGAAAAAACACATTCATTTTGACCATTTTCACCTACTTTTCACCTTGATTCATTACATCATCATATACTTATATAACAAAAATGTCAGACAAAAATGTCACATTGCCAAGAATTGTCACCTCAACCTACCCTGCACCAAATTAGTGCATCATTATATAAGTATGCACCAAATTAGTGCAATGTGGGGGGGGGATAGGGCTTTTTTGAGATTCGTATTGGCTGCAGGTCCTATAGCAACTCAAAAATTTTACTAAACTTTTTTCAAATCAAGTATCTAAAAATATACTAACAAGTAACCCCACCTCCAAAAACCTTATCTTACACATAAAATCATCTCATGACTTCCACCACCACCTCAACTGAAACTCGTGCATTATCTTTATTAGGCCAGGGAATTGGACCGGAAATGGTTGCATCTGCTGTAGGTGTATCAGTTTCAAGAATTTCACAACTTTTGAGTGATCCAGAATTTTCAGCTCAGGTGGCAGAATTAAGATTTAAAAATCTTTCAAAACATAATGAGCGAGACCAACGTTATGATTCTCTAGAGGACAAACTAATTGATAAGATGGAAGATTTACTTCCTTTTATGATGAAACCTCTAGAAATCTTACGAGCAATTACAGTTATTAATGGCGCAAAAAGAAGAGGTGCTTCGGCGCCAGACCAAATTACACAGCAACAGACTGTTGTTAACCTATTAATGCCTACACAAATTACAAATCTTTTCTCTTCTAAACCTTCAGAACTTACTTTAAATATAAATAACCAAGTAGTACAGGCAGGAACTCAATCTTTAATTACTGTACAATCAGGACAGATGGATGTGTTGCTATCAAAATCTAAAGGAACTCAAAATGTGCAAATCCCCTCCTTACCAAACTCTAACACAATTGTCCAAGACTCTTGAAATGCATAAACTTTTTCAAGGTAACAAAGATTTAGTCCAGAAAAATAAGGAAGCTGCTAAATTGCATCTTCTACAAATCCAACTTATGCTTGCAAAGCATCCAATCAAATGAGTAATTGGACTAAAAAATTAGAGTTTGATTCTACTCCTCAACCAGTTCAGGAAATTGAAGAGTCTCCAGTTCAGGAACAGACTTTTAAAGCCTCAGAAGTAGAGGCACTTGCAAAAGAATCCATGGATTTCTTAGCTGCTCTACTAATGCCAACTGTTTTTAAATATTTATTTCCATCAGTATTTAAATCTATCTGGACCTGGTTAATTTCATATGTAGTAAAAGTTAGAGATTTCTCACAACTAGCAATTGGTTTGCCGCGCGGATTTGGTAAAACAATGGTAATTAAATTATTTGTATGCTATTGTATATTATTTACCAAAAAGAAATTCATTCTTATCATCTGTGGTACTCAGACAAAAGCAAATAATATTATTACTGATATTATGTCCATGCTTTCAGAGCGCAATATTTTAAATGTATTTGGTGACTGGAAACTAGGAACTGAAACAGATAGACAAGATTTAAAGCGTTTTGGATTTAGAGGTAGAAATATTATTCTAATGGGCGCAGGTTCCCAATCAGATATTCGTGGTATTACATTAGAAAATGAGCGCCCCGATGTAATGATTTTTGATGATATTCAAACTAGAGAAGAAGCTGAATCTGAACAGGTATCTAGAAACATTGAAACCTGGATGGTAGGTACAGCAATGAAAGCTAAGTCACCTCATGGGTGCCTATTTATTTTCATTGCAAATATGTATCCAACTAAGTTTTCATTACTTCGTAAACTAAAACATAATCCAACATGGATTAAATTTATCGCCGGCGGTATTCTTGCTTCAGGAGAATCTTTATGGGAAGAACTCCAACCAATTTCTCAGTTAGTTAAGGAGTATGAAAATGACTTATCTATGGGGCGCCCGGAAGTTTTTTATGCTGAAGTATTAAATGATGAAAATGCCTCTGTAAATAACCTAATAGATCTTTCAAAACTTCCTGCCTACAGTATTCCTGAAGATGAAATACACCAAGGTAACTTTATAGTAATTGATCCTGCAACTGATAAAGCAAATGCGGATGCAGTTTCAATTATGTACTTTGAAATTCATAATGCATTGCCAGTTTGTAAAAAGATAGTAGAGGGTAGACTGTCTCCAGGTGACACAATTACTGAATCCCTTAAGATAGCTTTAACTAAAAATTGTAGAGTAATTGCAATTGAGGCAAATGCCTATCAGTATACTTTAAAATACTGGTTTGAATTTATTTGTGCTCAACAAGGATTAATTGGTATTGAAGCTGTAGAAGTTTATTCAGGCTCTTACTCAAAGAATTCTCGTATTCTCACTATGTTTAAACAATTATTAGCAGGTGAGATTTTAATTCATCCTAACTGTAAAGCTCAAGTAAACTCCCAAATCTCTTCTTTTAATCCTCTGAAGAGAGATAATACTGATGGTTTATTAGATTGTCTAACTTATGGACCTAAGGTAATGGAAATGTACGGGCATTTATTACTGGGTGGAACTATTATAGAAGAGCAAGAATTTGGATCTATGAAACATCCAGATTATTATGCATTAACTAATTCTCCTTTTTAAGTAGGAAATAAAAAATGAGTTCAGCTACACCAATTATTATTCCAGATAAATCACAGGAAGCTTTAATTCAGTTTCATCGCCAATGCTATTCTATGCTAAACCAGCAATGGAATGTTCGCGAGCAGATGAGACAAATTGATCTTGCTTACATTCGTGAAACTGATTTTACTAAAGATCACCAGCGCGCAAAACTCTCTAATCGTTATGGAGATTCTTCTAAGTTTCAAAATATTATAGTTCCAGTTGTAATGCCTCAAGTTGAGGCTGCTGTAACTTATCAAGCTTCAGTATTTCTTACAGGTTCACCAATCTTTGGTTGGGTTGCATCTCCACAAGATGAAGCAGCTGCACTTCAATATCAAGCAATTATTGAAGAGAATTCAATTAGAGGTGGCTGGGTGCAGCAACTTATGATTGCATTCAGAGATATGTTTAAGTATAATCTTGGTATTGTAGAAGTAGATTGGGGTCGCCAAGTAACTGCAGCTATTGAAACTGATTTATCTTTTGGAACTGAAGGTAAACCTAAAGAAGTTATTTGGACAGGTAACTGCATTAAGCGTTGGGATCCTTATAATACTTTCTGGGATTCACGTTACAAACCTACACAACTTTATAAAGATGGTGAATTTTGTGGCACCACTGAATTAATGTCTCGTGTACATCTTAAAAAGTTTATTAATGAACTTCCTGATAAGATGGTACAAAATGTTAAAGCAGCCTTTGAATCTGGAATGGGGGCATCAACTTTTGGAGGAGTTGGTGGAATTGAATCTTATTATATTCCACAAATTAATCCAGATGCTTTAATGCAAAAAGATCCAAAGAGATCTACAGATTGGATGAGTTGGGCTGGTGTACTAGATCGTCCAATTGGTGAAATGAGTTATAAAAATCTGTATGAAGTTACAACTTTATATGCTAGAATTATTCCTCAAGACTTTAGACTTAGAGTACCATCTGCAAATACTCCACAAGTCTGGAAATTTATTATTGTAAATCATCAAGTACTTATCTATGCAGAACGCCAAACTAACGCACATGGATATCTACCAACTTTATTTGGACAACCTCAAGAAGACGGTCTAGGTTATCAAACAAAGTCACTGGCTGCAAATGCTAAACCGTTTCAAGAAATTGCATCTGCTTTAGTTAATTCAGCAATGGCAGCTCGTAGAAGAGCAATCTCAGATCGTGGAATTTATAACCCACTACTAGTTTCTGAAGCTCATATGAATTCAGATTCTCCAACTGCCAAGATTCCTCTGAGACCGGCTGCTTATAATAAGAATCCATCTGAAGCATACTTTCCAATTCCTTTTAGAGATGATCAATCTCAGGTTGCTTTCCAGGAATTGCCTCAGATTATGCAGATGGCAAATACTGTAAATGGTCAGAATCAAGCTAAACAAGGACAGTTTGTAAAAGGTAATAAGACTCAAAGTGAGTTCTCTACTGTAATGGCAAATGCCAATGGAAGAGATCAAACTACTTCTATGCTTTTAGAGGCCCAGTTATTTACTCCTCTAAAAGAAATCATTAAGATTAATACTTTACAGTATCAAGCAGGAACAGAAATCTTTTCACCCTCCAGAAAAGAAACTGTAAAAATTGATCCAGTAGCCTTACGCAAATCTTTTGCTTCTTATAAAATTACAGATGGTCTAACACCTACCGATAAAGTTATTTCAGCAGATGAATTTGCAGTTGCATTACAAACTCTTAGTAGTTCTGCACAATTAGGAGCTCAATATAATTTGGCGCCAGTCTTCTCATATCTAATGAAAACTAGAAATGTTGACTTGACTCCTTTTGAGAAATCACCTCAGCAAGTTACGTATGAAAATGCAGTTAGTGCTTGGCAACAAACTTGTATTGAATTAGCTAAGCAATTAGGTGATTCATTCTCTAAGGATAAATTACCGCCACAACCTACTCCTCAACAATTTGGATATACTCCATCTAACCCTGTTGTACAAAACCAGACTGGAATGAATAATGGCGCAACCAATCAATAATCTTTTTACTTCCTATAAACTTTCAGATGCTGAAACTCTACAGGGATCTATTCTGACTCATCAGCAAAAATGTGTGATTCAGAATGAGATCTCTCAGGTAGCTGAAAACATTATTGGTCTTATATTTGATCCAACCAATCCAGCAAAGTTCACGCAAGATGACTCATTTTTGAAGGGCCAAATGAGTGTTCTACGTGTTATGCTTCTCAGATCTGATGAATCAGAGCAAGCAATTTTAAATCAGGCCCACTCCCTAGGAAACTAAATCATGTCAATTTTTCAAACTCTTTTTGGTCAATCTAATCCAGCTGCTCAACCAGCTCCAGGAAATACTAATTCAGGTGCAGGAAATACTCCTGGGGCTTCTTCAAATGGTGTAGTTCCTCCAGATACTAATAAATCTGATACCCCTAATAATGAAGTTAAGAAAGATGTAACCCCTCTGGATACATTCTCTGACATCTGGAAAACTCCTGATAATCCAAACAAGCAAGAAGACAAAGCACTTTTCGCAGATTTAGATCCAGTTAAAGTTATGGAATCTGCAAAAAAGGTTGACTTTTCTAAAGCTGTCACACCGCAACAATTAGAGTCCATCAATAAAGGTGGCCAAGAAGCTGTTACTGCATTTGCTCAAGCAATGAATTCAGTAGCACAAACTGTGTATGCACAGAATGCTTTAGCAACAACTAAAATTGTTGAACAAGCACTAAGTCGTTCGCAGGCACAATACGATACTAAAATCCCTGAGATGGTAAAGAAACTTTCAGCCAATGAAAGATTAGTTACCGAAAATCCCATGTTATCAAATCCTGCAATTCAACCTTTAGTTGGAGCGCTCACAGAACAGTTAACTAGAAAGAATCCTAGTGCAACTGCAAATGAGATTCAACAGCAGGTAGTGGATTATTTTGCAGCTCTTGGAACTTCTTTTGCACCAAAGCCTAAAGAAACAAAAGAGTCTAAAGCAGCTGCTCAATCTATGGATTGGTCAACATTCCTTCAGTAAGTTTATTTAACATTTAAAGGTATTTAAAATGAGTATTAATCGTCCTGCTGTATATGATCCACAAGGTCTGCAGCGTATTACTTTTCCTGGTGACATTGTAGTTACTAATGAAATTGTACCTGCTGCAAATGCTGGTACTGCTGTAACTTTAACTGGTGCTTTACTAGCTCAAGGTATTTATTTATCTAGCGCTGCTTCAGCTCCAACTCTAACTTTAGATACTGCAGCTAACATTGTAGCTTCAGTGGCTCCTCAGTTTGGTTATAATCAGAATGCTTCACTACCTGCTGGTACTCCAACTTACCAAGCAATTCCTACTGGTACTGCATTTAGACTACGTTATATCCAATCTACTGCCTTTGCTGCTACTATTGCTGCCACTGCAAATACTGGTGTAACTGTTAACCGTGGATTAGTTGCTGCTTCTACTTCACGTGATTTTCTAATTACTGTTGTAAATGGAAACCCAGCTCAAACTTTTGCAGTTAACTCTACCAATGCTTCAGCTGTTGTAACTGGTTTAACTGGTGCTCAACTAAGTACTCTGTCTATTGGTATGATTGTAACTAATGCTGCTCTAGGTGTACAAGGTGCAACTATTACTTCAATTAATTTTGCACAAGGCTCAGTAACTCTATCTGCTAATGCTAATGCTACAGCAGTTGGTACTGCACTAACTTTCTCACCTGTAATTGTTGTAGACGGTCTATAATCTACTCCATTTAATTTATAAAAAGGAAATAAAATGTCTCAAGGTATTTTTAGTACTGGTCAAATGACCCAAGATCTAGCAAAAAAATCATTTGCTGGAATGATTACCCGTCTAATGCCAAATGGTACTGCACCTCTTTTTGGTATGACTTCAATGCTTCCATCAGATACAGCAGTTCAAACTGAGCACGGTTTTTTTACTAAGACTATGATGTTTCCTCAGTTAACTATTGGCGCCGGTGGTCAAACTGCTGCTGATAGTGTTTTCACTGTAACTTCTACTACCAACGTACTACCAGGTATGATGATGAGAGTAGATTCTACTGGTGAAAACATTCTAGTTAACTCTGTACTTTCTGGTACTCAAGTATCTGTTCAGCGTTCTGTTGGTACTGTTGCAGCTGCCGCAATTGCTGCTTCTGTTAACTTATACCAAGTTGGTAATGCTTTTGAAGAAGCTTCTGTCCGTCCTCAATCTTTACTAATCAATCCTGTTCGTATTAGTAACTTCACACAAATCTTCCGTAACACTTGGGCAATCTCTGATTCTGTCCGTGCTACAATGATGATTGCAGGTGAAACTAACGTTGCTGAATCTCGTCAAGATTGTGCTGGTTTCCATGCTGCTGATATTGAGAAAGCTCTTTTCTTTGGACAGAAATCTCAGGGTACTCGCAACGGTCAACCTTTCCGCACTATGGATGGTTTGATTAATATTGTAGGTAACCTATCTTACTATCCTTCCTACTTTACTTCAGTAAACGTTAATACTGCGGGCTCTACTACCAACTATACTCAACTAGAAGGTTTCCTAGATCCAGTATTTAACCAAGCTACTGATCCTAAAGTTGCTAATGAGCGTGTACTTTTCGTAGGTGGTAGTGCTAAACGAGTTATCAATAACATTGGTCGCTTGAATGGTACTTACAATATTGTAGATGGTCAGACAAGTTATGGTCTACAATTCTCTACTTTCAAAACCGCTCGTGGTACATTTAGAATGATTGAACATCCTCTGTTCAACTCTAATACTAGCTGGTCTAAGATGGCAGTTGCTGTTGATCTTTCTTCTTTCCGTCTTGCTTACTTAGGTGATCGTAAGACTATGAATAAAGAATTCAATAATTCTGAATCTGGTGACAATGATGCAGTTGATAATGGTATTGATGCAGTTGGCGGCACTCTGACTACTGAACTAACCACAGTAGTTAAAAATCCTCCAGCTAATTCTATTATTTACAACTTAACTGCAGCTACTGCTGGTTAATCTAAAAAGGCCCTTATCATGGCAATTCTCCAACTTAATCCAGTTGGTATGCAATCTACTGATGAGGGCTACATTTCTTCCATTACTATTCGTAGTGCTGGCGGAAATGTGGTTTTCACTCCAGATGGTAATAACCAAATTGGAACTGGCACACAAGTTTCTCCTCAAGCAGCTACCAGAATTACAGGTGGTTTAGGTGCTCAAATTGGTGGAACTATGGGACAAGCAATTAAACTTGTTCAAGGCTGATTTCCTCCTAGGGACTTCAGTTTGGTAGTTCTGAAGTAAAGTAAAAACTACCTCCCTAGGAAACTAAATTAAGGACTAATATGTCAACCCTCCGTGTTTATAAATCCACCATGCCTTCTTGTAATTTCATCATGCCTAATGGTAAACCCATTATCTTTCAGCAAGGTGTATATTATACTAGTAATGAACAAGAAATTCAGACTCTTGATTATGAAATTAAACTTGGTCATCCACATCTATTTATTGATGCTGCCCAAGTTGAAATTGAATCTGAAGATCTAGATCCTCTCAATGCTCTGAAAAAGAATGTAGTAGGTAAAATGACTCGTGAAGAGTTAATTGCAGCTTTACAAGCAAAAGAGCTTGAAGCTATTGATCCTAATAGAGATATGGGAGAATCAGCTCAAGACTCAGTTAAACCAGCTAGTTCTAGAGATGTAGCTCCTGCTGCTGCAGGTGGTTCTGGTGCTTCACTAGTTGCAAAACTTACTGGCATTAAATCTAAGTAATCTTTTAATTCGGTGATCATATGAACTTTTCCGACCTGTGTTCTGAAGTCTATGTTTTGACTGGCAGACCCGACCGTGTAGCAGAAACTGAGTCGGCAGTTAAAGCTGCTACACTCAAAGCTCATCAGTCAGATTATTACTATAAAGATATTTTTGAATCTGGACTCTCATTTCAAACTGCCGAGTATGTACAGAGTTTAGATTATAGATCTTTACTTCCTCGCTGGAGATCTCTTAAATACTTACGTAAATATGATATGAGTACTGGAACTCCAGGAGATGAATTAACTATTGTTACTCCTGAAAATATTTTTGATTCTTACAGAATTCAAAAGCAGGATATTTGTTATGTGGCCGGTGCTTACATTCAAATTAACTCCTCTACCCAAACACAAACTTACCTATTAGGATGTTATTTAAATCCTGATATTACTAAAGCAACCTACTCTTCTTGGATTGCTTTAGATCATCCCTTTGTAATTATTCATGATGCAGCTGCTACTGTATTTAAAGCAATTGGTAAAGATGAAGAAGCTGCTGCATATAGAACTAGCTCTGCAGATTTACTAGCAGAACTTAAACTTTCAAATATTACTTCTGTAGGATTCTAAATGACTGCATCTCTATTTGGCGCATCCGCTAATCTAAATACCACAAATCTAGTTACTGGAAATCCTCAGTATGCTACAGCTACTGGAACTGGAGTGGATGGACAGCAGATTGTACTTCCTAACTCTGCTGGTACTCTATTTAACTTACAAGTATATTTTGGATACTTACGTCAAGTACCTGGAACAGATTATAGATTAGAATCAGATGGAGTTACTATCACACTTATTACTGCAGCTCCAGCGAGCGTGCAGATTTTGGTATTTTGGAACTCTACAATTAATATCGGTGAACCAACTAATGGAACTGTAACTCCTTATAAATTATCTACTGGTGGCCCTATTTGGGATACTTCTGGTAATTTAATTTCTCTTGGAAATCTTGTAACTCCTGCCTGGGTTAAAACAGGTATGGGAGCTAATAATGTAGGTGGAGTAGAGTTTCCAAATAATGGTGTATCTTCAGGTAGTCGTAGTTGGAGACTTAGAAATGATGTATATCAATATGGGGATTTTGCTGTATTACAAGCAACTGCTTTAGGCGGTAATACTTTTGCTCCAGTATTATACTCAGATCCAGCTGGTAATGTTGGATTTGGTACTAATTCTCCTGGTACTAAAGTTGACATACAAGGTACTGGCACACAAAAACTTAGAATTCAAACAAATACTTCAGGTAATCCAACTCTTAGTCTAACTGCTGCTGGATCAGATACTGTAGATATTTTATATGATAGAACAAATAATGCTCTTAGATTTGATATTAGTTCAATCACTGGCGCGATGTATTTGAGTACCGCTGGCAATATCGGCATCGGCGTGGTGCCTAGTGGAAAATCAAAGTTTGAGACCGGAACGGCTGGGGCATCCATAAACGGTGTGCAGGCATGGTTTGGCTCTGGCGGGAATTCGCCCGTGGCTCTGGCTGTGCATAACGCAAACGGTGATGGATATTTGGGTTTCAACACCGTCCAGTCCACCTCCGACAATCAAACGTATTTCGCAACGGCTACAGCGGCAAAAATTCGCTCAAATCCCGGTACAGGTGGAATACAGTTTTTCACCGCCCCATCCGGCACAGCAGGCGGCGCGATTACCTTCACGCAGGCGATGACATTAGATGCGAGTGGGAATTTGTTGGTTCGCCAGAATTCATCTGGGAACCTGAATTCTCGTGGTTTTTATGCTGATAGTTCGGGATATTTTGGGCAAAACCACCAGTCTGGCGATGCATCTGGAAGCGTTTATACATATTTTGGATACAACGGGGCGACGGTTGGAACTATCACCCAATACGGTACCACTGGCATCTCCCTGAATTCTTCGGCAACGCTGGCATTCCAAAACGGCGCGGGTACGCTGGACACATCCGGCAACCTGGCTGTCACGGGGACGGTGACCGGAACCAACCTATACGCCCAATCACAAACCTGGCAGAACGTCACCGGCTCGCGGGCTATCGGTACAAGCTACACCAACAGCACAGCGCGGCCCATCGAGGTGCAGACTTCCGTGGCATCGGCTGGCGGTACGGTGAACTTCTACATGAACATGAACGGCACTTATATCCGCGTGGGCGTGGCCGTGGCTGGAAGCTCTGAGTGCGCTATCACTGTGACTG